CGGAGCGTGGGACGTCTTCCTTCTTAAAGATTGGGCGGTTCAGAAGTATGGACTGTTTGATGAAAATCTTTATCCCGCTTATTGCGAAGACCTTGACTGGGGTATGCGTTTTCAGCATGACGATTTCAAACGAGTCATGTCTGTCGGAGTGCCTTACTATCACGGTAAGTTGACCGGCTCCTACGACGACGGCTCGCAGACTTGGCGGTCCGAACCCGAGCTAGCCAACCGAATCCATATGGCGCACGAAATGAATAAGACGTACATGAACGCCAAATGGTCGGAGGCGTGGCAACGTCATGTTGAAGGTAAGCCTTACAAGAACCCCTTTAACAACCCCGTTTTTCCTGCCTGTTTAACTACGTACAATCTTGAGTTTGTACGGGCTAAAAATTTAGGTTTCTAGCTTGATAAGATAACTATATTAGTTAGATGCTGGCCGTGCCCTACTACAGTTCTCGTCCCTCAGAAAAGCGCTTAGTTAACCGTCTTGACGAGATTCTGGTTGAGCGCGGCATCAGCTCTTTCCGCCTCAGCAAGATCGCTGATTTGTCTCCGACCACGACGCGTAACATTTGTTTAGACGAGTTTTACATTCCAAGCCCTGAGGTACTAGAGAAAATCTGCATCGTACTAGAGGTGCAACCCGGCGAAATCTTGAAGCTTCGTACTAAAATGGAACTAGAAGACGTAGCCGTTAGTTCATGTTCTCTGACTCCGATTACGAATTAGCGGCTCGCGTCCTGGGTTTACCTATTCCCCGGACCCCTGCAGAACGTGCTGCTGCGACTCCTATGGTCGCCACGGTGCTCAAGAACTACTACCGTGCTGCGCCCCCGATGCCTGGCATGGAGGGGGACGGCATGATGACGCAGCCGACTCGGTCGCTGAATGCGTATCCTGCTACGTCTCAACCTGAGATGAAGGTGCAACTGGAGCGACGTCTCCAGGCTGGCGTCCTTGACGAAGCTGCCGCAGAAGAAATCGAAGAGCTTGTTTCGGCGATTCTGCAAGACCCTTCGTTGATCGATGTGTTCCTCTCGTACATCCAAAATCTGACCCAACAGGGTGACGAGGGCGCAGAGTATCTGAGTCGTCAGCGTCCGGCCGAATTTGATCTGCCTAACTACGGCGGTCAGTATTCGATGCTGAACGCCCCGGCGTCTAACAACATTCCGCCCAGCGTGGCATTTCAGAATCTCGGCTAATGACTCTAAGAGAACAACAACTTAGGGAACGGGATGTTCGCCGCGACGCACCGGCACTAGATCCAGGTGCGTTTTTAAAAATGTACATGGCTTCTACATTTCCTCAGACAGCTGCATTACCTTCGCCGGAACAATTGCAGAATCTGGTTGCTACTAATAACCCAGAAGATCAAGTAAAATCAAATAAGAAAATGGCTCTTTCGGGCACTCAATATGACAATCCGGGAGGTCAGTAACTAATGGTTGCCGCAGCTGCACCCGCCGCAGGTGGGTTAGTCCAGTTAGTCACGCAGCTGACCGCTGCCGGCGTGGCTCCTGCCGTTATCCAGAGTGTTTTACAGTCTCAGACTGCAGGTCCGGATTTATCTGCCGGTGCTACTCCTCCTGGATTTAACCGGCAGAATATCATCGCACCTTTGTTAAGCTCGGCGGCTGGTGCGGCACTTCCGGATCTTGTTGCTGCGTTTCGCGGCAAGCTTCCTGAGACTTCTGACGCCCCCGGTTCTAAGGCCATTCTTAGCGAGGATCTGATTCCTCGTCTGATTGAACAGGAACGAGCTCGTCAGCGTTTTGGTCGGTTCTTTGGTCTTGACGCTGGTCCGTCGGCCGAGGATGTTTACGGCCAGATTCGCGCTGGACGCAGCGCTGAACTTGAAGAGCTCGGTGCTCGTGAGCGTGCTTTAAAAGCTCTGGAGGGGCAGATCAGCGCTGCGATCCGGCAGATGGAACTGGGTGCGGATCTTAAGCGAGCTGAGTTAGAAGTTGGCGGCGGCATCAAAAAACAAGAGCTTTCCACGCTCGGCGACATCCAGCGGCAGCGAGTACAGTCCGGGTACTCGACAGCACAAGGTCTGTTAAATACTGCTATTCAAAATCTGACTGCTCCACAGAACCTTGCTCAGAGTTCTGTGCTGCAGCAACTCGCCACCCAGGTGCCCTGACATGACAAATATCAACGCTCGCGGCCCTTTTGAATACGGAGCAGCTCTGCTCGATCCGGCCGGTTGGATGCGCGGTGGCGGAGAGCTCGCAATTATGGACGGCAGGCCCGTTCTTTGGGGCGGCCCTATTATGGGCTGGCAGAGCCCTGAAAGTTTTGGCCGCATGGTTCAGGATCCGCAATCTTTTGAGCGGATGACCGGATCTAAGACGCCGGCGGAGATTTACGCCAAGGCTTCTTATATGGAGGGGTTTAATCCCGACAAGGCACGTCCCGCCGCGAAGCCTCCCCAACAAACTGCCGGAGCGTCTACTCCCGCTACTGGAACTGTAACTCCTGGAACCGCACCTCCGGCACCTACTCTTCCTCCTCCGCCTTCGACTACGCTGCCTCCGACCACGGCTCCGTATTCGGGGACTACGATTCCGCAGCAGCAGGACAAGACTGTTGAGGACCTCGTTAAGTATTTAAAAGAACTTGGCGATCCCGAACGGCTTCGTCAGGTCGAAGATATGCGGCTTCAGAATTTTCTGAAGTCTTCTATTTTAACTTCTGAGTTAACTCGTCAGGGCGAGCGGGCTCGTTACGCACGCGATATTGAGAAAGCAAACATCGACGCGTGGAAAGAGCGGCAGATTGCGATGTACAACGCTAACGCGGCTATGGCCACTGGTCTCGGGGCGGCGACTGTCGCAGCCTTTGCACCGCCTAGTGCGTCTGCATTGAGTTCTACGCTTTCGGCTGCTATGCAGCCTTTTAGTAACATTGGTGTAAGGAAGGGCTAATCCAATGGCAATGGCACCTTTAGCCTTAGGGGCAATCAACGCAGGCGCAGCAGGAGGAGCAGCCGCTGGGGCCGGAGCTTTGGCCGGTCTCGGTCCTGTTCTGCTCGCCAACGCGGGACTTAATTTCTTAGGTAATGTTGTCGGCGGAAACTCGCAAGCGCAAGCCCAAGCTCAACAGACCCAGCTTCAAGGTCTTTTTACAAAATTAGCTCCAATTAATACGCGTCTTACTTACGCGGGTCAGGAGTTAATGGCTAATTTAGCCCCTTATTTGGGTGCCGAAGCCGCACAGACTAATCTTATCGGTCAGTCTGTTTACGACATGTTTACCGGGGCTCGCTCTAAAGAGTCTCAAATGGCAGGGGCTCTGACCGGCCCCATGATGAAATTCGCCGAGGAGGCGATCGGGCAACAGGGTTTGGCGGCTAAACTCCGCACAGCGGCAGAGGGCAAGGCATTCGAAACTCAAGCCGGTTTGGTTGAAAAAGGCGCAGACGTTCTGGGTCTGCAATACACCAATTTAGCTAAAGGTATTACGGACGTAGGGACTAGCGCCGCTAATACCCGTAACCTTATGGTTGCTAATCAGCAAAAGGCCAACTTAGACACCGCTCAAGCATTAGCGCTCGAACGTGGTCGAGGGGAGCGTGAAGAAATGCACCGCCGAAGTGCACGTGCGGCGGCACTTAACGCCGGCAATTTCGCATGATCAAATCAACAATAGGTGATTCAACCACGGTTGCTGCGTGGTTATCTTCGCTTGACGCGTCGAACAAAGATGCGTTTATTCATTATGCGAAGAACACCACCAGCGATATTGAGGCATATCTGTATGCCAGGTTTTTGCGTCCTGGTTACACCGGTAGCATCGCGGACCTGACGGCGTGGATTCAGGAGAAATTTCCAAAAGAAGATCTCCGTAAAGTATTACTCCGTGAGATTGATGATCTGCAGATAGATATTCGAAACGTCAGAGACATGGTACAAAATCAAATGCTCGACCCGGCATCAGCGGCGACAAAAATTTCTGCGGTGCAGAAAGAACTTCGCAGCCATATTCAAGCTGTACGATCTATTGCAGATGGTTTAGACCGGCGTGGCCTCATCCTCGCCGGCGCGGATCGTACTATTCGCGAATTGATCAACACCTTGGACGGCCAGCCTGGTCTTCAACAGTTGGTCGACGAAGCGGCCGTCTTGGTTTGGACTACGATCGAGAACGAGGAGAAAGCCTAACCAACCTTGCGCATTCGGCGCATGATGTGTTCTAGCTTTGTTCTGAAGATTCCCATAAAAGCATCATTGACGCCTAGCGACATCACAAGTTCGTCTCCCTCCAGCAGAGCCCCGAACGGCAAAATTACCGCAGGTTGATTCGATACTGGATTGCCGAAGGTGTCTGTCCACTCGATTACTCGGTCATTCAAGGAGCCCGTAAATAAGGGTTCCTCAGTCATGTAGGTCAGTTGAGTGAAGTCTTTGTTCACTAAGTAAGCACCGACGTGGTAGATGAGGTAAGGCTTACCATCTGGTGTGCACGTCATGTGCTTCCAGTGATAAAAAACTAGATAGCAATACCCAAGGTCAATAGGTGCTGTTGAATTAAAAGTAGGGCACCCTTGCGTAGCTTTATCTAGCGCTGTTGTGTCGAGCTCGATCGATTTACCTGACTCTCGCTCAACAACCAAAGGCCGTGTGGAGTACAGACAGTTCAGCTCGTCGTTCGCACTAAAGAACGCCCAGTTTTTTTCAGCCGCTCCGACAGTAAGATTCTTACCGATCGGCGGTATTGCAGCGCTGACTGCGTCGAATTGTTCATTCAGCCAGCAGACGATGACCTTTGGCTGCGAGAACAGTTTTTTCGGATTGGAATCGTACTTACTGGCGTACGTCGAAGCTACGAATTGTACGTACAGATTTTCGTCGGGACCTACAAATAGACGCGGATCTTCGTAACTAACTCATCCGACCCCAACATCCCAAAATACAGCTCGTTGGGCTGCCCGTTCAAATAGAAATACTTGTTGTCGTACCTAAAACCAAAAGCTTCGGGCTGAGATCGCCACGCGATGTACAGCGAACCGTTGAATCGGACGATTGATGGGCTGAAATTAGCGACGTGGTCTTTCGGCAGACCTTTAACAATTCGAGTGAATTTACCGCCGAGAGCTTCTGCCTGTTCGTAGACCGTCGAAATGCCGTCACCCGTTGATTTAGTCGGATGGACTACGTCGCTATACAAATGGTAATACCGAGTTTGAGACTGCATGATCAAACCCCCAGATCTTTGATGGCGGCACTGAACCCAGCACCAATAGATTCCCAGCGATACTCCGGACGCTGAGTGACGTTGTAGCAAGCCTCAGCCACTTCGTTGTATGTTTGTAAATCGTGGTACAAATCGTCCAGGATTCGAGCCGCCTGCGTCACGTTGATCAGACCGCGTTCGACACCAAGATCTTTATCCACCACCCATGTGGAAATGGGGATAAGTTCGGCCGCATCCTTCCAGATGTCTTGGCACGCTGTGTGGTGCGGAACAACCTGCGGTTTTTTACAGCCCGCATGTTCGAAACTAACAAGCCCCCAGCCTTCTCCATCGGATGTATTAATACCGACGTCGCAGGCGTTATAAATCGTATTGAGCAGTTCGTCCGGAGGTGCGCTCAGGTAGTTGATGTTTGCCGAGGTCAGGATCAATCGGTTGGCGTCATCCAGACCACGTCGCTGCATCTCGTGTTTAAACAGAGGCAGAATATCCCAGCCCATATCCTTCGTACCCATGTGCAGGTACAGCATGGTGTCGGGTTTGTTGACCGCAAACTCGGCGAACGTCTTGATCGTCAGGTCAATGCGTTTACGCGGTTGGTTCCTGTTCGCGTTAAGAACGACGAATTTATCTTCGGGAATACCGATCCGCTTGCGAGCTTCAGCTTTGTCCATCGGGTAGAACCGACCTGTGTCAACCCCATGGGGGAGCACAGCGAGTCGCGGAGCATCTGCGCCGCACTTCATGACACGCTCGGCAGAGGGAACAGTGAAGGTGACTGCTAGATCCCAGTGCTTGATGTGACGCAGCATGTCGGGGAAGTAGCTCTCGCTATCCACCGGGAAATACGCGATGAACTTAAAACCGATCTGATCTTTCAGGAACTGACAGCGTTCCCAAAACTGATTTACAACCCAGATGTCGTTCAGGCAGATAATTACGTCTGGTTTTTCCTTTTCGATGATCTCCGGAATTCTGCCGATACCGAATCGATCGCCTGAACCTGCAGGGCAGGCTGGATATACCTTGTATGACTTATCGTGTGGATCACCCGTGTGGTTGATCCCCATCACCACGACTTCATGTTCGTTCTTAAGAACATCTAGTACGCTGTGTGTTACTCTCGCAAAGCCTGTATTACTACAAGCATCGCCATACCAAAGGATTTTCGACATGCAAACTCGGCGAATCGAGTACAATCACTATAACAGCGCTATCAGTTTATCAACATGCCTAGTAGGGAGAGTTTTGCCTACCGCCGTGGCGCCCAACTACGTGCACTTAAAGCGATTGAAGCCAGCGATAGCAACGTAGTAGAAACTATTTACACTAAAGCGTCTAATGACTTTCATACTTTCTGTACGCTGTTAGACAAGCCCCCTGCACCTCACATGCTCGAATGGCACGAGCACTTGGTGACAAACGAGAGCAACAAGTACTTGTTAGATATTGCTGGTCTTAATCTGGATATTTTAGCACCAAGGGGTTCGGCTAAGTCGACCGTTCTCAATATGTTTACGGCATGGTGTATAGGACGTCATACCGCTGCAAAAAGACCTTTGCAGATTATCTACGTGAGTTACAACATTGCTACAGCTATCCCTAAGTCACGGATTATTCGACAGATCGTTGACTCATCAGAATTTCGTAAAATTTTTCCGACATGTCGACTCAAACCGGGGATGCAATCGGATATCGGCTGGTCGATTGATTACGACTACGCCGGTATTCCTCGATTAGGTGATGAAGAATTTACTCTAAGGGCAGCAGGACTACGCGGTAGTATTACGTCTAAACGAGCTCATTTAGTGTTAATTGATGACCCTATAAAAAGTTCAGCTGACATTAAGAATCCTACGATTCGTGAGGAGATGAATAATAACTGGAGTAGTGTTATTGCTCCTATTGTGTTTGAGGGCGGTCGATCTATTTGCTTGGGTACGCGATTCCATCCGCTCGACATCCACAAGACGATGTTCGTTCCGGAGAAAGGGTGGAAGCAAGTAACTCAAGAGGCACTTACGTACGACGATAAGGGTCAGCCCAAGAGTTACTGGCAGACTCAATGGTCTGTTGACTACCTATTGCAGCAGAAAGAACTTGATCCCGTTGCTTTTTGTTTCCAATATCAGCAGCAGCCTGTGGCCACGAGCGACCTTGTCGTTTCCCCGGATCTGTTGATTAAAGGTGACGTGGCGACTGAATTTGACAGTTTGGCCCTCGGCATCGACCTTTCAGCAAGCAAAAATGAGACTTCGGACTACACAGCTTTTGTTTTAGGGGGCCGATTAAAAGATAAGTATTATATCGTTGATGCGCATCAGTGTCGTTCTATAGGAAACCTTGAAAAAATAGACCTTCTATGCGACATGTTGCTTGAGTGGGGCATCCTAACTAAGTACAACGGCGAGTACCAGCCGACGTATTCCACCGTGACGCTTGTTGTCGAATCTGTGGCATATCAGGCAAGCCTTGCTGCGGATCTCCGGCGAGTTCTTCTGAACGAAAGGGGCCTTAGTAACCTTCATATACACGAAGTTAAAGGGTTCAGGGGCGATAAGATTGCTCGTTTTAGAGGCACGCTTGGTCTTTTGGAGAACCAGAAAGTCGTCTTTAACAAATATCGCAAGTTCGATGCGCTATTCGATCAGCTGATTAACGTAGGTGCCACAGCGCATGACGATTTATTGGACGCATACACTTGGTTAATCACTTTCTTACAGCGTCGGGGCAGTTTTTCTGTTGAGTATTGACATGACTTCTGATAAAACTCTTTGGGTCGCGATTGCGGCGCACAATCCGCTGGCTCGGGTCGAAAAGCTGCTCAAGGTTTTGAAGCTTTATACAGAGTATGACCTTAAAGTTTCTGTGTTTATCTACATAAATAATGAAGCTCAGGATGATGCGAGTCAATTAGCCAACTTATTGCGGCCTTTCCGGGAGCAATTGGAGTTAAATATCGTTATCGCCAGCTCCGGTTACGAGGGCTGGGGTTTGACGTGGGCGCATAAAAACGATCTTGTGCTGGCTTGTATGAACTACAAGTACGATTATTACATTTATCAAGAAAATGACATGCTGATTACTTGGGAACACTTTAAGTATTGGATGCGTTGGAAACCTCGACTGGCTCAATACGGGTTGGAACCAGGATTTATTCGGTATGAAGTCTTCGAAGGGGAGAAAATACCGTTTGATAACCACTATCGGTACTTTTTAACCAAGCGAACTCCCAATGTCTGGTCGGAACGAGGCTTTGACGTAAAGAAATTGCTCGTTATCGACCACGAAATCAAGTTTTTTGCCCAAATTGCAAGTCCTTATTACGCTGCGATGATTTTGAAATTGGCCCCTTGCCGACCGAAGTTCTATGGGTTTAGCGTTTGAGGACGTCCCTTTTGGCTATGAACACCGTCGTTGCATCCCGGTGATTGAAGAAAACGGTGTTTATAAACCGCATCCTTGTTGTTTGTTAGCTCACGACGACACTAAGTACTCAAAAGAGCTAGCTAAAACGCAGCCAGAACTCATAACTTGCGATAAAATGCTTCAGATCTGATTTTTTATGGACAACGTCAATCACCCTTCGCACTATACGTCAGGTGCTATTGAGTGCATCGATGCTTTGAAGGCTCAACTAGGTCCTGAAGGGTTTAGGGACTACTGCCACGGGAATATCGCTAAATATGTCTGGCGATACAAGTTTAAAAACGGCGTGGAGGACCTAAAAAAAGCGGCTTGGTATCTTCAGTGCTTGATCGGTGAGTTAGAATCAAACAAAGAGAATCATTAAGTAGTGGACGTAAGAGCTTTCGGTTCTGTATACGGTCAGACATCGGCTTTGCCGTATGCCAGCGGCTTTGGCTGGAGTCCTGCATCCGGTTTAAAACGTTTTCCTGCGTGTCGAGCGATCTTTTTGGAAGAAGACTCCAACGCACAGAAGGCATATCTGACGGTTGAACTTACCGATGCACCGGGTCAACAAGCCTCAGCTACTAACTTAACAGGTAATCAGCTGCTCCCTATTTCTTGTACAGCTATTATCAGCGGTAACGCCCCTGGTGTTTTTGTGCTCTACTGATGGCCACTGATTACTCCAGCTTAATCTCTTTGCTTGGCGGAGGCAAAAGTCTTCGCGAGAGCGCAGGTTTAGATGCGGATGATATCCTTAGTTCGTTGCGAAAGAAAGGTGCTGTTTCATCTGATTTTATGTCTGTTTTAAAATCTGATTTACTAGCTAAAGCACTCGTAGCGCAGCAAATTGGAAGCATGGAGTAAACTGTAAATATGGTAGACCCTTTTCTCGAAGCCGGCGACTTTTTCACCAAGGCATTTAACGCCCAGGAGTTAGCGTCGCGTCGTCAACGCACTGCTCAACGAGCGGCAATGCGAAGTGACGACTATGAAAATCAAGTGAGCGAAGAAGCGCCTAATGCGCCTATTCCCCCTCAGTACGGTCCGTACGGCACTTACGAAGATGAGTTTTCGCCGACTGAAGATCCTACTGAGTCTATGAAGGCCGAACTGCTTCGAAAGGCGGCCGCCAAGCGTGGACCTCAAACCGGCATTCCTGTTTCTCCGGGTAACGGAACCCCAGTAGCTAGTGTCTGAAGTCGCAAAGAAAAAAGACCCTGCAAAATGGGCCGCCGCAAAAGCTAAGGCTCGCAAAAGACTTGGAGGACATTCGGCTCGTGCGATGCAGTTGGCTGTTAAGTACTACAAGGAAGCCGGCGGCAAATACGAAGGAAAAAAATCCAGTGAAAACAAGCTAAGTCGCTGGGGCAAGGAAGATTGGCAGACGCGTGAAGAATACGAAAAAAGCAAAAATTCCTAGTTATGGCTGATTTAGCGCGAGAAAAAGGTCGAACCGAGCGATATCTGCCTAAGTCCGCGTGGGCTTCAATGTCTGCTGAGGAGCGTCGCGCCACGGATGAAAAAAAGAAGCGTGCCACAGCTGGTAACAAACCTGTGAATACTCAAGTGCCCAATACTGAAAAAGCTAAAGAAGCTCGTCGTCGCGCTTCCGAGTACATTAAGCAAAAGAACAAAAGCTGATGGCTAAGATTCGTATAGCCGGAGAAGTGTTTGACGGGTATAACAAACCTCGTCGCGATTCTGGCGGCGGTAAGAAATTTGCGGTCGCTGCAAAAGAAGGTGATCAGGTACGTTTAGTACGTTTTGGTGACCCGAACATGACGATCAAAAAACATATTCCTGAGCGACGCGCTAATTTTCGCGCCAGACATAACTGCGACAATCCCGGCAGCAAATTAAAAGCTCGCTACTGGGCGTGTCGGAGCTGGTGAGTGCTTTTTATAGCAAATCTTGCTAAGCTGTGCAGGCCCGTTTCGGCCTTCCATGCTCTTTGATTGTTTTCTCTATTTCAACGAAGCTGAGCTGCTCGAACTTCGCGTAGAAATTCTTAAAGATATTGTTGATGGCTTCATCATTACCGACGCCAACCGGACTTTTAAGGGCGACGAGAAACCGTTCACTTGTTTAGAGACGATTCGAAAACTTGGTCTGCCTGAAGATAAACTTCAAGTGCTGCACGTCGAACTGCCGCCGCCGGACATCGCTCCTAATCCTTGGGTTCGCGAATACGCCCAACGCGATGCCCTCGCCGTGGGAATGCGTATGACGCCGCCGGATTCGGTATTTTTCTTCTCTGATGTTGACGAGATTCCTAAGCCATCTGCTCTTTTAGAAGCGGTAGAGCTTGCTAAAGAAGATCCTGCACGGTGTGTGCGTCTTTCCATGCCGATGATGTACGGGCGGGCAGATCTTCGTGTTATGAGCCCGGATGGGGATAAGACTAAGCCGCCCACGAACTGGACCTGCGGGACCGTCGTTCTGCACGACCACCTAGATCAGACTCTTTCGGAGATTCGCCGGAACCCAAACGATCTCGTGGTGGGAGACTGTGACGCAGGGTGGCATTTTAGTTGGATGGGAGGGCCTGATCGCCTTAAGCGCAAACTGACGTCTTTCTCGCACTGTTATGACGACATTCCAAATGCTCATGCTCCTGCATACAGCGAGGAGATGCTGAGCTATTTAGATAATTACAAAGCGGAGGCGGGCGGCACAGATCCGCTCGGTCGCAAAGATCATCTGCTGACCTCGTATCCTCATGATCTTTTACCGCCAGAATTGTTTAAACTAGAACGAGTGAAGGAGTACCTTCTTCCGGACTCCTGATAACGTCGTTTTTGTGAAATGCCTGCAGATCTTTTAAGCGTCCGGGGACGATTCAGTGAGATTCTGGAGGCAGCTCGGACTCAGGACCGCTCAAAGCAGTCCGCCACGATGGTGGTACTGAGTCATGTGCAGCAGATGACCCTTCTCATGATCAAGAAGGGTCTGTTTTTTTATTGTGAGCAGGATACGTATAAAGCTCGTAGTAAGTTTCTAGATGATCTGATAAAACTTAATAAACTCGATATCCGCTTTCCGGCTATCGTTCGGAATTTTTTGATTGACGGTTCGGGTCTTTTCTATTTCAGGCCCGATCCCAAGCTGAAGTACCAGATTTACTTTTTTAACAAAAACCAGTATCGGGTTTACCACGATCTTAATGGAGAGATCGAAGAGGTCGTAATCCTTTATTCCTACAAAGTTAAGAACGGTAACTTAGGACTGCCCTCAAATACTTACGGGCAGAACAAGAGGTACGTCCGTATCTCAATTACGGCCGAGACGATCACAGAGTACGAAGCCGACACGGAGCTGAGTTTTGACTTAGAGCCGGGCTCTGTCATTACTCCCCGAAACAGTCGGCCAAATACGCTGGGGTTTATCCCCGCCGTGGAGGTTCTAAATAAGCCAAACGCCAGCGGTACTGAAGGCGAAGGTGAATTCGAGCCGTTCATGCAGCAGATCGTTCTGCATGATCAGATGATGCAGAATATCGCCAAGAACATTGAGTTCTTTGGTAATCCGACTCTGATCAGTTCGCGTCCGCGTAGTGATCTGGTGGAGGCGAGTGATACCGATCGTAACTTCCGTCCGACGATTAGCAGTCAAAGCGGATTTGGCGGTTTAGATTCTCCTTCCACGAGGGTTTCAGATCCGTTTGGGTCGCAGTCTGGTATCGGGGGTCTTCGAGTTCCTCGAATTATTGCCAACGTAGAGCCGTCGGATCGGGTTGGTTACATGACCCCTGACCCCGTAAACGGGGACATGAATCGATATGCGTTGTTACTACGAGAAGAAATTCGAACCGCACTCGGCGGCGTTGACGAAATATCGATTAGCGCCGGTGCCACTGCGACGGAAATTAAGGGCCTTATGGGTCGTGCTCAAGCGACTGCTCTTCGTAAAAATAAGAGTTTTTTGAGCTACGGCTTCTGCCGACTGCTGGAGATGATTGTTTATCACCAGGAGCAGGTTTTCCGCGAGAGTTTTATTTCTGTCATGGGTTTGACTCCTCCCAAGGAGCCAAAAGAAGAAACCCCGGAAGCAGCAGAACGTTATCAAAAGAAGCTGGCCAAGTACGAGCAGGATGTAGATCTTGCTATTCAAACGGCCCTCTCTGAAAACAAAGTACCTGGCGGAGTTTTTGGTCTTCCGCCAGACGGAGATAGAGAAGTAACGTATCGATTCCAAGGCGATGTTTATGAAGACACCGCTTACGACATCAACCAGAAATCGATCGTTGTTCGAAATCTTCAGGAGCTAGGTGTTGACAGCGTGGAAGCGCTGCGTTACTTGTTCCCAGATAAAAGTGATTTAGAACGAGCGGAAATGTTGAAGGGTTTCCCCTTCAGAATGATTCAACAAACGCAAGCCGCACTACAAAATTTCCTGCTAACATTAAATCAGCTGATGCAGTCGCCGCACCCTCTTGCGCCGACCCAGCCTTTAGCGGCAGATCCGAGGTTAAATATAACGCCTCTCCTCTACCGCACATTCGATCACCTCGCGCAAGAACTAACCTACTCGGGCAGCTATGAGCCAAGCGATCCCAGCTTCGACCCCGAGCCCGGTCTCCCCGGCAGTAGCGGCGCCCCAGGCGGCCTTCTCCCCGGATATGGGCTCAACCGTCTACCCTCAGTGGGTGGCGCAAACCCCTACCCCGGCGGTAGCTTCGGCAACTACAGCCCAAGCGCCGTCGCCGGCACAACTGGCTACGGTCCCTTCTATCAACAGCCAGTCCAGCCAGTTTCCGTCAGCCTCCTCCCCGAGCAACCCATGGGAGGCAGCGCTGGGCAGCCTGGACCGGATCGTTTCCCGGCTCTCCCCGTCCCTCAGCCAGACAGCATCGTTAGCGCAGCCCCAGGTGGCGGCGCCGGATATTCAACAGAGCAATCTGGCTTTACAGGCCCAACAGCCCTGGGCTTACCAACCCCCTACGGTTCAGCCGACCTTATCCAACAGCGTCTATACGACCCCAATTTCCTCGCCGACTTCTACGGCGCAGGAGCCGCAGTTAAGCCAAGCAAGCGCCGCCGTAGTTAATCACTTCGGCCTCGAAGCGCCTGCGATCTTGAATCAGTACTCCACCACCCTGGAGGATGCGCTGATTCAACAGCATCAGACTCTGGAGCAAATTGCCACCCGTGGCATGGCTATGGAGCAGATTCTGACTGATCCTGATCATCTGGCTGACTACACCAACCGGTTCTTCACCGAGGTGTATCCCACCGATCTTCGCACTGACGAACGGATCGCTGCCGATAACGCTCGCACTGCTCTCCAACAGCAGTCCTATACACCCAACTACGATCAGGTGCCTGCTGTGCCTGTTGCTGCTACCGGCGGTCAGCGTACTCAAGACCCCAACGCGCAGTGGGAACAGTTTGGCCAGGTTATGAACCAAGCTCCTGATCAAGCTTGGCGTTACCTGAACAACATGTCTCCTGAGTCTCTGCGAGCCAAGCTGTTGTTCTTGGATCAAGCTTGAGGTAGAGTTAGTTCAACGGTGTGCAACACCGTTCGCATGGTGGACGAGTCTTTTTACCCCCGTCTGGACAACGGGGGTTTTTTATTGCGTACATTTTTAAAAACAACTTATTAAGTAGACTGTTAAAAACCGTTTATTACGATGCCTTTTAAATCTGAGGCTCAAAGGCGTAAATTTTATGCTATGCAGGAGCGCGGTGAAATTTCTAAATCTAAGGTAGAGGAGTACGAAAAGAAGACCGAAGGTGATCTTCCTGAACGTGTAAAAAATCGCGAGGAAGCAAAGAAAAAAGCTGTAAAATACAAAAAGAACAAAGGTAAGTAATCCGTGCCCAACTCCATTGGTCGCCGCCGTGGCGGAGAGAATACCGAAGTCGAGCAGCTTAAAAAAGAACTCGAAGAGCTTAAAGCTAATTACGCTCGGGATATAACTTTGATCGGCAGCGATATTCGTGCTCTTGACAGTCGAATCCCTACCGAAGCTCCGACTGATAACACCCCTGCCGCTTAGAATTAAGGCAGCTCTGGCTGCTTTAAATGTATATATCGTATAGAAATTACAACTATGATTCCGGGCCTCATCAGGTACAAACCGGACCCTCTCATCAAGGTTATGTCGTAGTCAGTTCTGGTATTCAAGATACCGGAGCAGACGTAGGGAGGATTGTCGCTGGCTCACCTAGCTACAGCGGTACGTATTCGACCGCGTGGCGACAAGTCCCTGCGGCGGTTTCTGGGTATTGGACTGACTACGAGAACACCGATTACGCACCGAGCGGTATTTTAAGCTCCTACCAGGGTTACCGGCCCGTCACTGTTAATACGATTGCCGGCCGTAAAGTTCAAACTTTTACCGGACCGGATTATGGCGTCCGGGACGCAGGAAAATTTACGTACTTCGGAGGCTCAGCACCCGACTCTCAAGTATATGATCCGTACAATACGCCAACTGGTAACACAGGGCAGCAAGGCATAACCGGCGGCGGCGTCACCCACGGGCGATATGAAGGAGGCATCCTTACCAATTCGCTAGGTCCGCTGGGAACTTCTAATCGATCTGAGTGGGTTTATAACCCGCCGGTGTACTGCAAGACGTATACGCAGACAGTTCGTACGGAAGAGCCTGGGCTTATGTCCGTTCCTTTTAGATTCATGTATCGCGGCGGTGCGGCCAAATATGTTTCTAATTACGGCTCCATTTACTACCAACTGTCAGAGAGCGTACGCAATATGTATCGAAAGTTGGGTTAACGCTAAAAACGAGACAACTTTATGTGCTCTTAGCTTCTTTATCTATTAAACTTACTTTGTAGTTTCTGGAGATATCGACAGTGTTTGTCGATAATGATTTCCCGAAGCTTCTCGGCGCCGAACTCTACCGTCCGCACCCTGCGTACGTTGTCGAGATGGCTGCAGAGCCTGTGGTCGTTCATGACTTCAGCAAGCAGCCTGGCCAGACTGTGCAGTTAGACCGCTACAGGTTCTGGGGCAATCCGGGAAGCAAAGAGTCACGTGAGCGTACTGCAGAGCAGACCATCGGTACTGCTAACAGCCGCAATATCGTGAAGGACAAAGTGCTGGTGACTCTTAAGGAGTACACCGGTCCTGCTGACCCGTCCGATCCCACCCAGCCGAGCACCTTTAAGATTGCTCGGGAAACCCTGATCACTGCACAGCGCCTGCTGCTGGATACCGGTAACCTCACCGCTTTCCACCAGTCCATCGGTTCGCTGACTCTGCTCGACGACTATCGTCGTTGGCGTGACCGGGTGTTCATTAACGAACTCCTGAAAGCAGTTTCTAAGGGTCAAGCTTCCGACACCCAAGGTGGTTACTACTACCCTGGCGATCTTGCCGTCGGTTCGCTGACCTACTCCAACGCCGAACAAGCCAAGTTCGACGTTAAGGACGACCTGCTGCGCGTGGTGAAGAGCCTGCGTAAGCGTAACGTTCCTACTTATCAGGACGGTTTCTATCGCTGTGTTTGCGATCCTACCTTCCTGATGCACCTGCGTCAGAACAGCGACTTCCGTGAAGTGGCTCGTTATCCTGGCAACGGTCAGATCAACCCCCTCATGTCCGGTATGCAGCCCAACGCTGCTATCTACATGGGTCAGGGCTTTGGTCAAGCCAGCTTCGTGGCTGGTGAGCCCATCATGCCCACCGGTTTCGTGTTCGAAGGCGTTCGCTTCTTCGAATCGACCAACATGCCCTCTCAGAGTCAGACTGCTACCATCGGCGGTACCAGCGCTTCTTATGAGAGTGCAATCGGTATGTTCTTCGGTCCCCAGAGCGTGGGCGTCGGTATCGGCGGCAACAACGCTCAGGTGCTCCTGAACAACAACGACGACTTCAGCCGTTTCATCATGATGATTTGGAGCCTGTACGCAGGTTTCGAACTCCTGAACGCTGATTTCGCCACCGTGGCTTACTCCTTTAACGCTTGAGGAGGTAACTAACGATGGCAATCAACTCTAACCAGCTTCAAGTTGCCAAGATCTATCCTGGTAACTACACCAACGTTCTTCGTTACTGGCACGAAGAGAAGTCCGTTGTTTTCAACAACGAGAACGGAACCTCCGAAACTCTGACCAACCAGCCTATTGGCGGTCCTGTCGGCGTGGTGTTCCGTCCCGGCTGGATTGCCCAACAGGCAATCGGCTACGTGGACCTGTCTTACCAGGCCCTCGGTTCCGTTAACCAGCTTGAGTACTACGCTCAGCCCTACGGTTCTGGTCTGAACGGCTCTAACCAAGCTTTCAGCAGCGCCAATGTGATTATCCCCTCTCCGGATTATCACAAAGATGTGCGTGCTGATATCGCCGACGGTATCTCGGTACCTGCTGGTGCTTATGTCTATCGCGCTTCCCTGCGTGTTGATGGCGGCGACGTGATCAGCAGCGGCGTGGGTGGCGGTTCTGCTACTCCTCAGCTCAGCCTGGTTCCCGCAGTAAGCCAAGGTCTGCGGAGCGACGGCACTGTGGTGTCCGGCCAATTCGGCGCCTCCGTGACCGGTTCCAACAGCCGGATCGAGAACGGCAGCAACGCTTCGGTGAACATCATCGACTCCAGCAAGCTGTCTGCTCTGAGTGCCGAGACTACTTGGAAGCTGTTCGCCACTCGCAACCTGGGCGGTGTTGCCGCTTCGGGTCTTGCTCTGGCTTCTGGCACCTTCGATCCTCGC